TACACAGGTTTGGTATGGCAGAGAATGTTCAATTACACCAATTACAAAGCTATTTTTACATAATAATTTAATAGCATATAAAAAGTATAGTAGTTTAATAATAACAAACTCTGGTTGGTTTTCCAATACTACAAAAGAAAGGTTAAATGGTTTATTAGATTCAATTGGATTTGATAAGATATATCAGAAAAACTTTGAATGGTTTTTAGCTGATAAAAAATGGAATGGAAATCCTGTTAAGATATTAAAGAATAATAATTGGGAATATATAAATTAAAGATTATGAAAATAAAACAATATTTACCTAGATTAAAAGCTAATAGATATACTTATTATAATTTAGATAATGAGACAAAAAAGCATTTTCAATATCTTTATAACTATTTAAAAAAACATAAAGACAAAGAAGCTTCAAATATTTTTTATTATTGCGACTCAATAAAAGGTCAGATAGATTTTTGGTTATCTAATAAAAATGAAATTGATTACATTAAAAAGTATCAAGTTATGAAACTATTATCTGAGGCAATTAAACATTAAAAATTAAATATTATGAAAGTTAAAATAATTGATAATTTTGATGAACACATTGGTTATAAAGAAAATACTATATTAGAGATAATTGAACAAAATGAGGATGGTTACTATATTTTAAGTAGTGGACATTGGTGTTCAGAAGCTGAATTGGAGTTTATAACAGACTCTTAAACATAGTACATCCTTAAACATAGTATATTTTATTCTTAAACATAGTACCCCCTTAAACATAGTACCTTAGTTATTAAACATAGTACCTTAGTTATTAAACATAGTACGTTTTTTGGGGGTTTCTATTTTCTTATTTATAATCATTCTAGATAATACTTTTGCATCTTCTTTAACCTTTGCAAAGTATTAAACCAAATTAAATTAGTTAGTTAATTATTTGTTAATGTTCTTATTTAGAATAAATATAAATTAATATTGTCATTGTTAATTATTTGTTAATTAAATTTATTTACTTATCTTTGGTTAAAATTAACACACATAATATGAAAAAACTAATTGAAAAAATAATCTTAAGTAAAGTATTTGTTACTTTATTTATTTACTCATCAGCATTAATAATATTTACTTTTTTAATGCTAGGCGAGTCACTAATCGAAACCATAATTTTTAACCTTTTAAAATAATACTATGAACACAGAAACAAAAACAGAATCAATTGAAATTAAAGCATTTTCTAATGCTGAGAAGATTTCTTTTAATGTCTTAGACAAACTAAACATCTCAGATATGAACGACTTTAAATTAACTCAATTGGTCGTATTTGAGACACTTAGACAATTAGATAAAAATGAATTATTAAAACACGATTTAAAACAATATTTTAACTAAAAACTAAACAAATGAACACACACACACAAACAGAAAACAAAAAACAAACTAAATTTGATGAATTAACTATATTAATAGATGATTTTACAAATATATATTTACCTGACTATTTAGATGCTTTGGAATTAGAGGCTTTTAATCTTATTAGTGTTGATGATTTATGGGCTGAACTAGATGACAAAGGAGCCTTTAATATTGATATTATTTACTATAATAAAGCTATGGATTACCTTTCGCAAAATGATGCGAGTTTATCCGAGTCTATTGAAATAGCTGTTGACATGGGTTATTCATTAGAAAATTTAAGCTCTGAAACCTTAGCAAGTTTACACGCCTCACAAAAGGCAAGAGATGATTTCTGGGACATTAAGGATGAAATAGATGAGATACTAAGCCGATAACATTTAAAGCTCTTAAACACGCTATAAAGCCCCTTAATTGGGGCTTTTTTTATACCCTATATTTACCTTATTAGATTAATGGACTTTTTTTGTAACTCTTTTGTAATTAAATGGGTTAGGTATCTCAGATATAACAAACAAAGCCAATTTCATCCCTTTTAAGACACTATCTCCCTATCACCTATACAAACATATCACTTAAACATTAAAGTAGCTTAGAAGCTCTTATATTAAGTCATTAAAACTTTAACAAAACATTAACAGAATATATTTGTATATTAACGTAAATTGCAGTATGGGGAGCTGAGTTGCCCTCTTCTATGAATTCAAACCATTTTGAGGCAGGGGGTGGCCTTTTTCTTGCGGCTAGGTTTCATATAGGCACCCCAGAAAATTACAGACAAACTGATTTTATTAGCAAGTAGAAGTAGGTACACTGATGCATTGCAAGTATACTTCTATACATAAACAGAGTAGTTCTCTTCTGTAGTATGCACCCCCTTAACATCTTTAAATAAATAGAAATATGCAGGTAAGGTTGAATAATGTTTGGGTGCTGTACAAAAGATGATTAAAAGAATAACATTGCAATCACTTAACTGACTTAGTGTGCCTGAACCAACTGCCTTACGCTTGTGACAGAAGTTTAGGAACTTGCTTAGTAGATTTCCAACTACATTAAGATAACTGTAATATAGTGTTTTTGTTCAACCTATACAAGCTATATGAGTTAATTTATACTTAGTCTAAATAAAGCGTGGTACAGAATTATACTTTTTTAGTTATCATACTATATGGCAATAATAGAATTAGAATTAAAGGTACCACAAAAGTTACAAGCTATTAAACTTAGACAGTATCAAGAATATTTAAAGGTACAAAAGGATAATGAAGATGTTGAGGATGCTGAGAACTTTCTTAACTCTAAATGTATTCAGATATTTTGTGGATTAACATTAAAGGAGTCTTATAATCTACCTGTAAAGATGTTTGATGGTGTATTACAGCAAATAGGTAAATGCTTTGAAGAACCTACTCCACTAATAAAAGAATTTAGTATGACTGGTTCTAATGGTGTAGAGGTTAGCTTTGGTATGATACCTTCTTTAGATGAAATGACATTTGGTGAGTACATAGACTTAGAAAACTTTATGTCTGATTGGGATAGTATGCACAAAGCAATGGCTGTACTATACAGACCAATAACATTTAACAAGAATGGTAAATATCTAATTGAAGATTATGATGGTACAGATAAGTACTGGGAGGTGATGAAAGATGCTCCTGTTAATGTTGCTTTAGGTGCAATGGTTTTTTTTTATCGTTTAGGGAAAAAATTATGCAAATATACGATGGACTATTTACTCCTTCAGCAAAATCAGAATCAAGCTTCAGTGCAGGAGAAGGATTTGGAAAGAAATGGGGATGGTATCAATCAATTTATGCTCTCGCTGGAAAAGACGTATCAAGAATTAATGAAGTTACAAAGATTTCATTACACCAGTGCCTAATGTGGTTGGAGTTTGAGAAAGAGAAAAACGATTTAGAACAAAAGATGATTAAAAACGCTTATAATAAAAATAGATAATGACACAAGTATACGACATACTAGACAAAGTAAGAGATAGATTAAGAGATAATCCTAATGTATTTACTGTAACCTTTGGAGATATTAGTGAAGTTGACTTAAACAAGACAACAATATTTCCTTTAAGCCACTTAACAATAACAAATGTAACCTTTGAGAGAAGTGTAATTAACTTTACTATTGCTCTTATGTGTTTAGACATAGTAGACTATAATAAAGAAAAGTATGATGATGATATATTCTATGGCAATACTAACCTACAAGACGTTTACAATACTCAATTACAAGTTGTAAATGATGTTGTTCAATCAGTTAGAAGGGGAAGTTTATTTGATAGTAAGATACAGATTATAGGAGAACCATCTGCTACTCCTTTTCAAGATAAATATGAGAATGAATTAGCTGGATGGGGTATAGAGATTCAAGTAAGTATGATTAATGATATAAGTATCTGCTAATGAAAGTACTTAATCTAAGAGCTGAATTAAGAAAATATGGTAAACTGTATAAGAAAAAATATAAGTCCCAAATAAAAGAAGACAAAACAAATGCTTCTGGTGATTTGTATAGAAGCGTTAATTATATTCCAGATTTTAACAAAGAGACTATTCTGAATATCAATTAGTAGCAATACAGCTATATAGACAAATATCTGAAGGAAGAAGAAGAGGTGTTATACCTTCTAGCACAAAGATATATTAGATTGGGCTAAACAAAAAGGAATAACTCCAGAAAAAGGAGGTCAAAGTGAAAGTAATATGAAAAGAATGGCTTTTGCTATTGCTAGGTCTATAAGTGTTCATGGCATGATTGAAAGGCTTGGATTTAAAGGAACAGGAATAATAGATAAAGTATTTGACTCTTTATCAAAACAGATGGAAACTGATTTGTTTAAGCTTATGAAAAAGATTTAGACGAAGCAATAAAAGAAATAAACGATAAAACAAAATAAATGTCAACAGTAATTAACACACGAAGTCCTTTCTATAAAAAGATATCTAATGCTTCTTTAGCAAAAGCTACATTAGAACTATATGTATGGACTGGAGTATATGCAGACAGAGTAGCTGCTGATAAAAAATATACTATAACAAAGGAAGAACTAGGAACAAACAATTATGTCACTTTTGAATTAAGTGAACTTATAAGAGACTATATGATAACTGAGTATAATGATTATGCTACAGATACATTATGGGTAGATGCAGATGTAACAATATACGATTCAGCAGGTGCTATAGTACAAGTAGGAGTCACAAGACACAACTACTTATCCATTCTTAGCAATAGATGGCTATGGTTACTTTGAAGATGGCATTAATCCTAGAAGTGTTGAGTATACTACTCCTATAGGTCCTTCAACATAATACCACTATATACTTTTATGGAGGATATGATATAAAGATTCCTATATATGCAGAAGCTGCTGGTTCTCCACCAGATAAAATTACTGCTACTTTAACAAGTACGGCAGGAGCTAACATAAGCTGGGATAATGCAGATGACTTTTGGGACACATACGATGTCACTTGGGGTTCAGGACAAACTCCTGTTGAAATACAAGACAACGGAAATACAAATCAAAAAATACAATACCTAATTATAACGGACACTGAAGATTTAAATGATGGAGATACTGTAACAATATCTAGTGATAGCTCTGATTATCCTGATGATATAATTATAACACTTAGAAAAGTATGTGAACCTAAGTTACACTCCTCTTAGTGTAATATTCTACAACAAGTATGGAGCATTACAAAACCTTTGGTTCTTCAAGAAATCAATGACTGATATTTCTATATCATCTAATAAATTTCAAGAACAATATAATTGACTTTGATAATTCAGGAGGAAGCCCATCATATTCTTTATCTAAACATCAAGAAAAGATATTTATGGCAAATGGTAAAGAGTCTATTACAATGAATACAGGATTCTATGAAGAAAGCTTTAATGAGGTTATTAGACAAATGTTATTGTCAGAACAAGTTTGGGTATACGATGGCACAAATACTTTACCTATAAATCTTAAATCTAATACATTACTATTCAAGAAAGCAGTAAATGATAAATTAATTAGTTATACTGTATCATTTGATTATGCTTATGACAAAATAAATAATATACAATAGTGAAACAACCTATACTATACATAAAAGACAATGATGGTAACTACCAGCAAATGGAAATGTTTAGTGATGAAACAATTACTATAACATCTAAGATACAAGATGCTAGAGATATTTCTAAGGTATTTACTGATTTCACTAAAACCTTTACAGTTCCAGCATCTAAAGAAAACAATAAAGTGTTCCAACATTGGTATAATTACAATATTGATGAAGGGTTTGACAATAGAATAAAAAAAGATGCCTTATTAGAAATAAACTACTCTCCATATAAAAAAGGAAAGATACAGTTGGACTCTGTTAATCTAAAAGACAATAAACCATATTCTTATAGTGTGGTATTCTATGGTAACACTGTAAACCTAAAAGACTTACTTGGAGATGATGAGTTAAGTCAATTAGAGGATTTAGATGATTATACGCATGACTACACAAGTTCTAATGTCAAGAATGGACTACAAACAGGATTATCTTCTGGTAAAATAATATATCCTTTAATATCTCACACAAAAAGATTTTATTATGATTCAGCTCAATCTACACCTAACTATGATGGAAACTTATATTATAATTCATCACAAAATAATATTGGGTTAAGTTTTGATGATTTAAAACCTGCTATTAAATGCATGACTATCGTTGAAGCAATAGAAACAAAATACGGAATATCTTTTACAAGAGACTTCTTTAATGAAACTTCAGGAAGTGCTTTTAGTAATCTTTTCTTGTGGTTAAGCAGAAACAAAGGACCTGTAGGGGGAGATGAAAACCAAGAAGAAACATTAAGTCGTATATGTGGCTCATGGGGATATTCTTCTGGTGACTTAGGTTTTAATATAACTGGAGATACTTGGACTGTATCAACCTCAGGACACACAAGACGTTATGATGCTGAATTAACAATAACCACAACAGGTGCTAATCAAAGCATACCATATACTGTTAAAGCTGTCGATTATGTTACTGGGAATACATTAGCTCAACTAGCATTAGGTTCTGGTGCATCAAGAGATTTTACTGTTCAATTAATATCAACTTTTGATTTAGTGAACTATAAGATTAAATGGATTGTTGAATCTAATGAATCATTATCCTTTACTCCTACTTTAGATATGACAGAGTATATATTAGACCCAGTAACTCAAACACCTACTGGAACAAATACTGCTGTATTTAATATAGGAGGTACTGGAGCAAGTATATCCACAACAGGAGAAATAATAATAACTGACAATGTTCCTAAGATAAAAAACATAGACTTTCTTACAGGATTGTTTAAAATGTTTAATTTAACTGCATATTATATTGATGATGCTTCAGATGCAGATTTTGGTAAAATATATGTAGACACTTTAGATAATTTTTATGCTGATGCAATAAATAACCCTTCTGATGGTAGCTATGATATAAGCAGTATGATAGACATATCAAATACTAATGTAGATGCTCCTATTAGTTATACTGGTATAGATTTTAAATATGAAGAACCAAGTACGCTACTTGCTATAAATCATAAAGAACAGTTCAATGATATATTTGGAGACGAGAGAACTAGAATATCAGGAATAGATGAAGGTGAAATATATTCTGTAGACACTCCTTTTGAACACATGAAGTTTGAAAGATTAATTGATGCTAACCAAACAGGAACAAGTCCTTATACCTCAACAATTACTGATGATTACCCAGCTCCATATATAACTGATATATTATGGGGTTATTCAGCAGACGGAGATTTTGAATCTAAAACAGATGTAACTCCAGCTACAGGAAACTATTCTCCAGTATTGACTAAACCACTTGTGTTTTATGCAATACAAGAAACAGGATTAAGTTCAGGAACAGGAATTAAATGGATTTCTGATGGAACCCCTATAGATATAACGCAATACTATAGACCCTCAAATACAAATGAAGATGAAGATGCGTCTACAGCACCAGAGTTTACAATTAATTTTGACAATGAAACAGATGAATGGAATTTAACTGATTACAACGTAAACACAAACTCATTATTTAAGAAGTTTTATGCTAATTATGTAGACTCTTTATTTGACTCTAAAAAAAGAATGTATAAAGTAAAAGCATACTTAACAACAGAGATTTTTATAAACATGAGATTAAACGATAGACTTATTATAAATAACAGAGTATTCACAATAAACTCAATAAAGACAAACCTAAAAACTGAAGTAAGCGAGATAGAATTATTAAACGTAGTAGATAACGAATTACCATCATGATAAAGAATATAATAGATTTACTAAACTCTTCTGACTGGTATATATATGATGAAGACATAGATATAGCAAAAGGAAAGTACAAATCTCCAAGAACTTGGAAAGAAATAAAAAAAAGTATAAAACGAAACACATACAACAATGGCTGATAATATCATAAAAGTATTTAAAGTACAAGTAGATACAAGTACTGGTGAACTTAAAATTAATGGAATAACTAGCACCATTAAACAGGCTCAAAATGAATTTAATAAATTTGATAAAATAGCTCAAAAGGCTGCTAAATCAAATGAAACCTTTATAGATAAGTCTGGATTAGCTGGTGCTGCTGTTGTAGAAATTGGTAGAACAATATCTGATGCCAACTATGGATTTGCTGCAATGGCAAACAACATTTCACAACTTTCTACTCTTTTAATAACATTAATATCTACTACAGGCTCTACTTCTGCTGCTTGGAAGGAATTAAAAAAAGCGTTTTCAGGTCCTCTAGGAATTATTGTTTTATTTCAGATTGTAGTGACATTGCTTGAAAAAGCAGATAAAGCCAGTAAAAAACTGGGTGATTCTGTTAAAAGTGCTACTGATGGATTAAACTCACAAATAGTTGTTGCTAATGAATATGTTAAAATATTGGAAGATGTAAATACTTCTGAAGAAAAAAGAGCTGGTGTAATACAAGAATTAGAAAAATTAATACCTACTCTAAAAGACCAAGAAATAGATTATGGAAAAGAACTAGACATCGTTAAACAAAAAATAATTGATTACAGTTTAGCCCAAGCTTCTAGGTTGCAAATGGATAAATTAGTTCAAGAAAACTCAGAAGTTCTTTCACAAAGAAGAAGAATTGAAAATATTCAAGCAATAAAAAATGAAGAAGAAAGACAAAAAGCTGTTGAGAACTTCTTAAAATTAGAAGGAATAGCTTTAACTGAACAAGTAGAAAAATATGATACTTTTGGAGGAAGGTTTACCACTTTTGTTAAAAGGTCACAAGAAGATATTAATAAAGATTTTACAGATTTTGCTAATAATGTAGAAAAAGAATCTGCCCCTATAATAGAAAAAATAAATGATTTAGCAAATAACTTAGATAAAGCGTTTGTTCCAGATAAAAAAGGAAAATTAACAAAAAGCAGAAGAGAGTTTATAGCTAAAGAATTATCTTTTGCTGATGATATATTAAAATCTGAAGATAGGATAGCTAAAAAAGTAACAAAAAATCAATTTGATAGGTTAAAACAAGAAGAAGAAGTACAGAAAAAACTAGCTCAAATAAAGTTTGATGAGTATAAAATTAGAGAACAAGCTAGAGTTGCTGCTATAAAAGACCCAAAAGATAGAGCTAAAGCAGAAATTAAATCAGCAGAAGCAATAAAGAAGTCTGAACAATCATTACAAGATTTTAAAGTTCAACTAGAAAATGAAACGTCTGCAAAAATATTACAAATAAAAATAGAACAAGCAGTAAAACAATTAAACATAGTATCTGACTTACAAGCTAAAGAAAGAGAAACTATATTATCTTTTAATGAATCTATGGCAAATACAGAGCTTGGAAGAATAGCAATTCAAGAGCAGCTAGAAGAAGAAAGACATAAAAACAAAATAAAAAGAATAAATGATGAGATAAAAGAGAGGAAAAGAGAGGGTGAACTTTATTTTGATTTAGAGGAACAAAAAAGAATAGAAGATGCAAGAAATGAAAGAGAAAAAACCAAACTAACTAAAGCAGGAGAAGATGCTAGATTAAACATAATAAATTTTGCTGCTGATGCCGCTATAGCTATTGCAGGTAAAGGTTCTGCTTTAGGAAAAAGTATAGCTGTTGCAATGGCTATTATAAACACAAGAAAAGCAATTACTGAAGCTTTAGGAGATAAAGAGGTGCCTTCTTTCTTTAGAATACTTCACGCTACTGCAATAGGTGCTTTTGGTTTTAAACAAGTAAAAGACATAATGGCTACTAAACTTCCTGTAGGAGATAAAGGAGGAGCAGGAGGTGCAGCTTCAGTTTCTGTAGCAGCTCCAGACTTCAACGTAGTAGGTCAAGGTGCAGGTAGTCAATTAGCAGGTGTTGTTGGTGCTAGATTTGGTGAACCAATTAAAGCTTATGTATTAAGTGCTGATGTAACTTCTGCACAGGAAATGGATAGGAAAATAGATTCAACAGCTACAATAGGATAAATAAAACAAAATACAAATATAAAAGTTACCATATTATGAAAACAATAGAATTATATATTGACGAAGAAAACGAATTTAGTGGAATAGAAGCTATAAGCGTTGTCGAGAATCCAGCAATAGAAGAAGATTTTATTGCACTAAAGAAACAACAAGTACAACTTGCTGAGGTAGATAAAGAGAAAAGAATCCTTATGGGAGCTGCTCTTGTACCTAATAAAAAGATATACAGAACTAATGGAGAAGATGAATATAATATATTCTTTAGTGAAGATACTGTAAGAAAAGCATCTGAATTATTCTTGTCAAGAGGCAAACAAAATAACTCAACTTTAGAACATGACGTTAAACTCAATGGGTTGTCTGTTGTAGAATCTTGGATTATAGAAGACAAGAAAAAAGACAAGTCAAAAAAGTATGGTTTTGATTTACCAGTAGGAACTTGGATGGTTTCTGTAAAAGTAAATAATGATGAGATATGGAATGATTTTGTAAAAGAAGGTAAAGTAAAAGGATTTTCTATAGAAGGTTTCTTTGCTGATAAACTAGATGATAGACCAAGAGAAAGTGTAGAGGAAGACTTTGATGAAATGGAAGCTTTATCTAAGTTATATGAAATGGAAGAAGCGTTCTTAGATTCACAAGAAGTAGAGTTAGAATCATATAACGATTATCCACAAGGTGCAGTAAACAATGCAAAGAGAGCTTTAAAGTATAAAAAAGAAAATGGTAGTTCTTGTGGAACTTCCGTAGGCTGGAGAAGAGCTTCACAATTAGCTAACAAACAAAAAATCACAAGGTCTACGATTGCTAGAATGGCTAGTTTTAAAAGACATCAACAAAACAAAGATGTACCATATTCTGAAGGATGTGGAGGAATAATGTGGGATGCTTGGGGTGGTAGTGCTGGTGTCAACTGGGCTATATCTAAACTTAAAAGAATAGACAAGAAAGTAAACAATTCAGTTACTACTTTGTATTCTGAAGTTATTAATGATGACTATGCTATTATAGATGATAGATTAGCATATTCTTCTGAAGAAAAAGCATTAGAAATGGCTAAAGACATAGGATGTGAATTGATACATGAGCATGAGTATGAAGGAAAGATGTGGTATATGCCTTGTGAATCACATTCGGTAGAAGCTGGGGCAACTACTAAGAGTCCTTGCTGGGATGGTTATGAGCAAAAAGGTTATCAGATTATAGATGGTAAAAGAAGACCTAATTGTGTTAAAAAGAAATAATGAGAAGAAGATATAAAAAAACACCAAGCAGAACAAGCCCTCGTTCATCAAGAAGAGGATGTTTATGTAAAGATGGAACATATTCAACAAAGTGCTGTGATGGTTCATTACAAGCTCAAGGTATAGGTTCTTTAGTTGGAGAAGAATTATTGTGTACTGAAGCAGGAGCTAATCTACAACAAGAAAATGGTAATAATATAAAAGTATAAAAAATGGCAAAAAAAATATCACAATTAAACGCGGCTACAGAATTGCAAGGACCTGAAACTTTTGCAGTAGTTCAAAGTAACGAAACTAAAAAAGGAACAATTAGTCAAGTTATAAATTATATACACGCTACTAACATTACTGTTTCATCAGGAGATACTGTTGATTTAGACGATGCAGCTTATGATGACACAAGATTAATAAAGTTGACTTGGACAGGAGATTCTGGAAATATGACTATGACTTTGCCAGATGCTACAACTTCTAAAAACACAAACAGATTAATAAGATTTGTAACAAACGGAGGATTTAACACAAACACAAGAGTTAATTTAACTCCTCTTGCAGGACAAGAGTTAGACGGTTCTTCAAGTTCTTATGAATTAAATGTTGCTTATGAAGGTTTAATGTTGTGGTCAAGTGGAACTGAATGGATTATAATACAGAAAAAAGGTTAAAAATACAACAGAAAGAAAGGCTTGAAGTTATCAAGTTATACTATTAATTTAAATCAATAATATATGAAAGCTACCGACATCGTAGACAAATTTAAGAAAATCTTACTATCTGAGACTGAAGAAAAAGTCGAAGAGATAGAAGTACAAGAAGATGTACAATTAGCTGAAGAAGTTATCGAAGAAGTAAAGGATGAAGTTTCTGATGAAATTCCTGTAGAGGAAATTGAAAAAGAAGATTTATACGCTACTAAAGAAGAACTTTCTAAAGCTATTGCTGAAGTAAAAGCAATGTACGACCAATTAATGGAATCAATGAGTGATGAGAAATCACCTGAAGTTCCTGAAGAATTGAGTTCTGAAGAAGTATCAGAAGAAAGTGAAGTGGAATTATCTTCACAGGAACCAGAAGTAGAGCCTATTGCTCATTCTCCTGAATCCGATGTAGAAAAAAACAATGTTCATTTATATGGTCAAAACAGACCACAAACAATAATGGATAGAGTATTAAACAAAATATCATAATAAACCAAAACTAAAATAATAAAAAATGGCTACTACAACTTCAATTACAAGTACTTATGCTGGAGAATTTGCTGGAAAGTATATTTCTGCTGCATTACTATCTGGTTCTACTATAGAAAATGGTGGAATTTCAGTAAAACCTAATGTAAAGTTTAAAGGAAGTAATCAAAAAGGTCTGCTACAAGCGGTCTTATTGCTAATGCTTCTTGTGACTTTGCTGACACAGGTTCAGTTACATTAACAGAAAGAATCCTTCAACCAGAAGAGTTCCAAGTTAATATTGAACTATGTAAAAAAGACTTCCGTTCTGACTGGGAAGCTGTACAAATGGGATATTCTACATTTGACAAATTACCTCCAAAATTTAGTGATTTCTTAATCTCTCACGTTGCTGCTAAAGTTGCTGAGAAGACTGAGCAAAACATCTGGAGTGGTGTTAATGCTAATGCTGGTGAATTTGACGGATTCTCTACTTTATTAGCTGCTGATTCTGATGTTATAGATGTAACTGGTTCTGCAATTACTTCTGCTAACGTAATCTCTGAATTAGGTTCTATCGTAGATGCAATTCCTTCTTCTTTATACGGACAAGAAGATATGTATGTATATGTATCTCAAAACATTGCTAGAGCTTATGTAAGAAGCTTAGGTGGATTTGGAGCTTCTGGATTAGGTGCTGCTGGTACAAACTCTCAAGGAACTCAATGGTGGAACAATGGTTCATTAAGCTTCGATGGTGTAAAACTATTTGTTGCTAATGGATTAGCTGATGACACTGCTGTTGCTGCTGAAAAATCTAACTTATACTTTGGAACAGGTCTTTTATCTGACCACAACGAAGTAAAAGTTATCGATATGGGTGACTTAGATGGTTCTCAAAATGTAAGAGTAATCATGAGGTTTACAAGTGGAGTACAATACGGAATCGGAGGAGATATCGTATACAGAGTAAACGCTTAATAATAATAAATAAATAAAGGGTGGGCTTAACCACTCACCCTTTTAATACTAACTTTTAAAAACTAATAATATGTCTTGTAATTTAACACTATATAGAACAGAACCTTGTAAAGACAGTGTTGGTGGGTTAGATAAAGTTTACTTTGTAAATTATGACAGTTCGTTATATTCAAACATTACGTTTGACACAACTAACACAGATGCCATAGAGTCAATCACTGGAACTCCATCTGCATACGAATATGACATTAAAGGAACTTCATCTTTCACACAAAACATTCAGTCTAGTAGAGAAAACGGAACAACTGCTTTTGAGCAAGTTCTTGAATTAACTTTACACAAATTATCTGTTGCTGACCACAAAGAATTAAAATTACTTTCTTGGGGGAGACCTCATGTTATCATTAAAGATAACAACGGAAATTATTTCTTAGCTGGTATAGAGCATGGAATGGATGTCTCAGGAGGAACCGTTGTTACAGGTGGTGCTATGGGAGACTTAAGTGGATATACTTTAACTTTAACAGGAATGGAAAAAGCTCCAGCTAACTTTATGGAGTCTGACCCTGCTACTGTTGGATTTACTGTTGTAAACTCTTAAACATAGTACACTCTTAAACATAATAGATATAAAGCCCTTTAATTAGGGCTTTTTCTATATAAAACAAAATCAATACTTTTCAGTTATCTTATTATGATAAGATTACTTCCAAATACAGATTCTCAAACGATTAATATAATCCCTAGAGACAAAACGTCTTTGTCAAGTATAAATCTTACTATAACACAAGACGGAACAAACAAAAGCGAAACACTAACAGACCTTACAGCTTCTGACAACGGAAACTTTGTTTCTGTATCATTGGCTTCTACTATACTAAAAGCAGAGACTGCTTACTACTTACAATTCAGTAAAGGGTGGTAATTTATGGTATAGAGATAAGGCTTATGTAACTTCTCAAACAAATGATGAAGTAATACACACATTAAACGAGAACAAGTACACTCAATATGGAGCAGGTACTGAAGACGAATACATAGTAATATAATATGGAAAACAAAAATATTAGAGTAGTCAATCTATCTGGTTATGAGATACCAGAAATAAAAGAAGTCTACGGAAAAGACTGGGTTCAGTATGGAGATAATAATGATTACTTTGATGAACTTATAGATAAATACTTAGGAAGTCCTACAAACGCAAGATGTATAAATGGTATCGTAGATATGATTTATGGTAGAGGATTAGAAGCTACAGACAGTGAAATAAAACCTGAGATGTATGCCAAGATGAAAATGCTCTTAAAACAAAAGGATTTAAGGCGTGTTGTGAACGATTATAAGATGTTAGGTCAATCTGCTGTTCAAGTGGTCTATAACAAGCGTAAAACGTCTATTGTGAAGGTGTTACACTTTCCTATGGAGACTCTTAGAGCAGAAAAAGCCAAAAAGGGTCAAATAGAGGCTTATTATTACCATCCTAAGTGGTCTGAAATGAGTCCTAGTGACAAACCTAAAAGAATACCTTCTTTTGGTAATGGTTCTAAAAAGAGAGTTATAGAAATATATGTATTTAAACCATATAGGTCAGGATTCTACTATTATTCTCCAGTAGACTATCAATCTTGCTTACAATATGCAGAATTAGAAGAAGAAGTAAGTAATTATCATATAAATAACATAAAGAATGGATTACAACCTTCTTTATTAATAAACTTTAACAATGGAGTACCTAATGAAGAAACTCAAGAGCTTATTGAACACAAAATATATGATAAGTTTAGTGGCTCTTCAAATGCAGGTAAATTCATACTTACTTTTAATGAGTCTACAGAAACTCAAGCAGATTTACAGCCTATTCACCTTACCAGATGCTCACGCACAGTATCAGTTCTTGGCTGACGAAAGCAGAGAAAAGATAATGCTTGGTCATGGTATTGTTTCTCCTATATTATTAGGTATAAAAGACAATACAGGGTTTGGAAACAATGCAGAAGAACTTAGAACTGCTTCTATCCTTATGGATAACATAGTAATCAGACCATTTCAACAGAATATTATAGATGGTTTAGATGAAATCCTTGCATTTAACAAAATATACTTAAGTTTATACTTTGTCACTCTACAACCAATAGAATTTACAGAATTAGATAACATTTCTACTAAAGTTAAGAGAGAAGAGGAAACAGGAGAGAAGTTAAGCTCACAAGAAGAATTAGATTTATCAGATGAAGGTGCAGAGGACCTATATACTCAATTAGAAGTACTAGGAGAGGTTGTTTCTGATGAATGGGAGCTTATACATAGTGAAGCAGTAGGTAATGACAATGAAGAGTTTGATTTAACTAAACTAAGTGTATCAGAAGATGATGCTAAGCCTAATAAGAGGTCAAGTCAAGATAATTCTGGATATAAAATAAGATATTCTTATGGTCCAGTAAGAAACTCTGATAAAAGTAGAGTATTCTGTAAACAAATGGAATCTCTTACAAGTAAAAACTTAGTATTCAGAAAAGAAGACATTACTCTTATGTCTTTTAGAGGATTAAACAGTGATTTAGGACATAATAAAAAGAAATATAACCTTTTTAAGTTCAAAGGAGGTAAAAATTGTCACCATTTCTGGGAAAGAAGAGTATATAAAAAGAAAGTAACACCAAATGCCGAAGTTGAAGCTTCAGATGCTGTACAAGACGGATTTAAGGAACCAAATAATCCTAAAGAAGTCGAAGTTAGACCAGTAGATATGCCAAACAGAGGTGCTTATCCAAAAACTAAATAATTATGGCACAGAAAGCACTCTTTATAACGATAAACGACTTAAAAAGAAAATCTATTATAGATGGTAATGTAGATGCTGATAAACTTATACAGTTTATTGAAGGTAGCTCAAGATACTCATATTCAAAACTACTTAGGAGGATTACTTTATAAGAAACTACAAACTTTAATATTAAACGGAACTATAGATGATTCTGGTAATGCTGATTATAAGACATTATTAGACGATTATGTAAAACCTATGCTTACTTGGTTTACACAAAGTTCTTATTTGCCATTTGCTATGTATCAAATTAGTAATGGAGGTGTATTTAAACATAGAAGTGAAAACTCAGAAACTATTTCTTTAGAAGAAATGAGAATGATGTTAGCTAAAGTTACTGAAACAGCAGAATTTTATACTAGAAGATTTGTTGATTACATGGATTACAATAGCACTTTATACCCAGAATATGTTTCCTCTACTAATGGAGACATGTACCCTGATAAAGATGTTAATTTTAATTCTTGGGTACTTTAATGGATTATAAAAAGATAAAAACATACAAACCTAAAGAAAGTAATGTAGTTAAATTAGATACTTTCTTACAAAAATTAAATAAAGATGGCTACACTTTCAGGAAATAAAATAAAAGATACTTATCAATCGCTTGTAAAGTTTTCTGATAATGGAAATATAACGACTTCAGCTAAACAATTAACTGATGGTTTTGGTAATAACTCTCCTATGTTTGTTTCTACTACTCAAGTAGGAATTGGAGTAACACCAGAATCAGGATTAAACCTTCACGTCTTTGGAGATGCTAAAATAGGTAGCAATCTAACAGTAATAGGAAATTTAGTAGTTGAAGGAAGCACAACAACTGTCGGGACAGATACATTAACAGTAAAAGACCCTTTAATTGTATTAGCTAATAATAACACCTCTACAGACGCAGTTGACATAGGTTTTTATGGCAAATATACTCCTTCTGGTACTACACTATACTCAGGACTGTTTAGAGAGGCTCTAACAGGGAAATACAGGTTATTTAAAGGATTAGAGGTTGAGCCTACTACAACAGTAAACACAAGTGGAACAGGATATGCTGTAGCTACTTTAATTGCTAATTTAGAAGGTAATGTTACAGGTAATCTTACTGGTAACGTAACAGGTAATATTACAGGTAACGTAACAGGAGGTACTATTTCAGGTACTACAGGAACATTTAGTGGAGATGTAGAGGTTAATGGTGGAGACTTGTCTATTACTTCTTCTACAGGATTAGCAAGTGTTGAACTTGGTGGAGCTTCAGGTGGTTATATAGACATTAAAGCACCTGAAAGTGATGATTATGATATGAGATTTATTGTTAGTCAAGGTGGTAATGAAATAACTACTGCAAGTGGTGATTTAAAAATAAATACAGCAAACACATTAGCATTAACAATAGATAGTTCACAAGATGCTACTTTTGCAGGAGGTGTAAGTGCTACAACAGGAACATTTAGCGGAGATGTAAATGTTAATTCTAATCTTATTGTAACAACAGGAACACCAATATCTGGCTCAGCTAATGGTTCTAATGTTATAGCAAAAATAGATTCATCAGCAGGAACTGATTCTGGTGGGTTAGAAATACATACAGGTGACAATAATGGAGATGAAGCTGCTTTATTACACACAAATTATAATGGAGATGAAGCATTTAGAATATCATCTTTAGGTCATATTGTTTCTACTGGAAGTGCAAGTTTTGTAGGTCAAGTAACAATACCAGAAACTCCAACAGCAGATACTCACGCAGCTTCTAAAGGTTATGTAGATGCAGCAGTAGAAGGACAAGACACCTTAGCTGAAATACTTGCAATAGGGAACACTACAGGAGGAACAGACATAGCTATAACAGCAGGAGACAAGATAACTAATTTTACATCTACAGGTATTGATGATAACTCTACCTCTACAGTATTAACAATAGACAATACAAATAGAGCACTTTTTTCTGGAGACGTTAGTCTTCAAGCTAATCTTATTGGGAATACCAATGCTACTGGTGACTTAACCATTCTTGGTTCTTTATTTATTGGTGATTATGGAGTAAATGATGACCCTGATTTATTATATGCCGATAATAATATAGTAAGAATAGGTTATTATAGTAATGCAAAACAATTTGAAGTAAATGAAACTGATTTTAAGGTAACTGCTACCCATAAAGTTGGTATTGGAACAAATGACCCTCAAACATTACTTGAAGTTAGTAATGAAAATTCAGGGTTAAATCCAATAATTAGATTAAACAACGTAGACAGTAGTTTAAGTGACGGTCAAAATCTAGGTAGTATTGAATTTTATAATGACCATACAAATTTAACAACTGCTAATATTGGTGTGTTTCATAGTACAGATGGAACTATAGTTAAAGAAATGAAATTTAATTTAGGTTCTTCTGGGGATATACTTACATTAGATGCTAATGAAATAAATGCTACAAAAAGATTTACTATAACAGGAAGTGGAACTACTCCAAGAGTAACATTAACAAACAATGCAGGAGAGGGTGCTTTAACATATTCTTTAAGGTCTCAAGATAATGGTGAGTTTGGCATTTTTCAAGAAAGCTCTGAGATTTTAGCAATTGATAATGATGGCGAGGTTTTTATTAATGTAGAAGATGAAGGAAAATTTTCTATAGTAAGTGCAACAGATGAAGCTGCATATCTACACTTTTCAGATGGTTCTGGTGTAAAAAACTTTATTCGTGTTGACCACGATGGAGATACATTTGGTTATAATTCTTGGGGTTCACACTTATTCACACTTGGTGAAGGAGTTGATTCTTTAACTTTAGATGACAATGGTGCAACTTTTGCAAGTGGAGCAACTTTTTCAGGTAATGTAGGAATAGGAACGCCTAGTCCTGGTAGGCCTTTGCACGTTATTGGTCAAGTGGCTATTGCCAATGCAGTAGAGGCTACTTCAACCGGAGCTTTGCTTGTTAGCTGCGATGGCACTTCAAATAAAATATATTCAAGAACAGTACAAAACGTAACAGGAGCTCATCCTATTGATTTTATGCAAACTTCTAGTGCAGTAATGCGTATTGCGAGTAACGGCAACGTTGGAATCGGGACGACTTCGCCTAGCGCTAAATTTAGTGTATTAGAATCTACTGCAAATACCGAATATGCAAGTATGGGTAGTGGTAGCACAGTAGCTAGACATTTAAAGTTTTCAGGATTTATAGCAAATGGAACAAACAATGTAGGACATAGATTGTCTGCTTTAAACGCAATAGCTTTAAATGTAGCAGGAGATGATGCATTATATATAGACAGTTCAGGAAACTCAACTTTTGCAGGAAGTGTAACTGTTAATGGTGGTCAAGATGCCCTCACTATAAATACAACAGATACTGATGGTCCTTATGCAGTTTGGGAAAATACCACTAATGCAGCTTTAGGTTACGTTGGTAATGCTAATTCTTTAGCAGCAGCAGGTAATACTAACTTTGCTGTAAGGGCAACAAATGATTTAATTTTTGCTGCAGGTGGAAACACAGAAAGAATGCGTATAGACAGTTCTGGAAACGTAGGAATAGGAACTGATTCGCCTACAAATTTATTAACTATAAATGACCCTAACGCTAATGGCAGTATTACTGATACAATACCATCTTGGTGGGGATTAGTTATAGATAGGGCATATACAACATCTTCATCAGCAGCAATTGGTTTAATTGGAGGAACTGTAGCGTCTGGTTCAAGTGGAAGATTATATTTAGGTAATTCTGATGATGTTGATAATTCTTATATAGATGGGGGCGCAAATCAATTGCACTTTGGTGTAGGTGGGGAAAGAATGCGTATTGATAGTAGTGGTAACGCTTCTATTGGTGATGGAGGCGCAGGTGCAAGAGGTGCAAGATTATTATTAAATAATACAGGTTCACAAGGCACACCACAATTAATGTTAATTGATAGTAATGATTCAGGAAAACAATCTGAAATTAGATTTGATAGTGGTAACCTAATCTTTGATTATTGGGGTGGTACTTCTCGTTCAGAAAGAATGCGTATTACAAGTGAGGGGTATATTTTATTAGGAACACAAGGACTGCCCGATGGAACTTCTGTTTATGGTAGTGCATTTATTCCAAGTAGTGTTAATAGAACGGTATTATCTCAAGCAAGTTCTTCAACTGCTGCATCTGTTTTACAAGTTTATAGAAATCCAAATGGAATTGTAGGTTCTATTAGTATGACTAATTCTACAACCTCTTACAACACATCTTCTGATTATAGATTAAAAGAAAATGTAGTAAAAATGACTGGTGCTTTAGATAGAGTAAGCCAATTAAAACCTAGTAGATTTAATTTTATAGCAGATGCAGATAAAACAGTAGATGGATTCTTAGCCCACGAAGTACAAGAAATAGTACCTGAAGCTATTACAGGAGAAAAAGATGCTATGCGAGATGAAGAATACGAAGTAAGTCCTGATGTTTATGAAGATGTTGTTCATCCTGCTGAAGAAGCAGTTTATGAAACTATAGAACATCCTGCTGTTGAAGAAGAATTAGATGATGAGGGTAATGTAATTGTAGAGGGCAAAGAAGCATATACTGAAGAAGTCCTTGTAACAGAAGCTAAAGAAGAATGGACTGAAAAAGTATTAGTATCTGAAAAGGTAATGGGTACAAGAGAAGTGCCAGATTATCAAGGCATCGACCAATCAAAATTAGTGCCATTATTAGTAGGTGCTATACAGGAGTTAAAAGCAGAAATAGAAAGTTTAAAGTCACAAATAAATAATTAATATATTTGTAATATAACTATAAATTTAATAAAATGTCAAAAATTAGTAAAGAAGAATTAGAATCATTGTTAGAATCAGAAAAGAAGTTTTCTGCCATTAAACACGACTTAGGTACTTTAGAAGTACAGAAGCACAGCTTGTTACACGCTTATGCACAAGTGCAAGAAGAAAGTAACAAAGTAAAAGAAGAACTAGAAGGTAAGTATGGTAAAATTAATATCGACTTGAAAGATGGTTCTTATAAAGAGATTGTTGAAGAAGCTGAAGAAGTAAAAGAATAACGCTATGGATTTTGCAGATATGAAGATATACCTTATAAACTCAATAGCTTTTGTAGTATCATTAACTGAGGTTGAGGTATGGTTAAAAATTATACTTCTAATCTGCACAATAGTATATACTATTCAAAAAACTAAGAAATTATGAGTGAATTAAGCGAAGACAGTAAATTTGAAATTAGTATAAAGACACTTATTGCTATAGGGGTAGGATTATCCACCCTTATAGGAATGTGGTTTGCCTTACAGGCAGATATAGAAGAAGCTAAACAGCTACCTGAACCTGAGATTTCAAGAACAGAGTATGATTTAAAAGACAAGCTCGTAAGAGAAACTATTATGAATACTGGTAAAAAAGTAGAAGAAAACTCAGAAGCGTTAAAGAAAATAGACGATAAGTTATTTGAAATAATTAGTAAATGAAAAATATATTATGTGCGATATGTGTATTGGTTGCGGGCTTTGTATATAGTCAAGACGTAACAGTTCTGCAAATAAATGCAGAATGGAATAAAAAGAATAATTACGATTTAAGTGATATTACAGGTGCTACTGTAAAGTTTAGTTACCTAAAAGACCAACCTAAAGATATTCAGAATAAAATTATGGCTGTGCCTGTAATTGTTATTATGGATAAATCAGGTAGAGTTAGTATGCAATATGTAGCAGATATATCTTTACAGATTAAAGCTACTAGGTTGGAGATACAAAACACTATAAATAGAATTAAAAAACCTAGAAGAGCAAGTACTAACTAATGAGTAGAATAAGCAAACATATAACTTACAAAGAAGCTACTAGAAGTAATACAGCTCTTAGATTAGGTATAGAAAATGTGCCTAATGAGTATGAGCTTCAGAATATGGAGATGGTAGCTAAGAAAGTGTTTGAACCACTTAGAGAAGCTATTGATGCTCCTATAAAAATAAACTCATTTTTTAGATGTGAAGAACTTAATAAAGCTATTGGAGGCAGCAGTAAAAGCCAACATTGTCAAGGACGTGCTATTGATATTGACGATATTTATGGTCACGTTAGTAATGCTTTTATGTATTATTACATTAAAGATAATCTTGACTTTGACCAACTTATTTGGGAGTTTGGCACAGATGATAGCCCTGACTGGGTTCACGTTAGTTATGTAGATGGTGACTCCAACAGAAAAAGATGTCTAAAGGCATACAAAGAAAATGGTAAAACTAAATACATAGATATAACTAACTCTTAAACATAGTATATCCTACTTCTTAAACATAGTAGGTTACTTCTTAAACATAGTAGATATGAAATACAAAATAGGATTTGCAGAAACATTTACAACAGGACCTCTACTTGGCTTTTCTATATACGACCCTACTGTAGAACAAGATTATACTGAGTTGAATATTTACTTGATTTTTTTAATGATACATATAAGAATAGAATAATGGGAAACATATTATCAAAACTATTTGGAGCAACAGGTGGAAACATAGCAGAAAAGATTTCTGGTATAATAGACAAACATACTTTTAGTAAAGTAGAAAAGGCACAGTTTGAAAAAGAGATGGAACAAATTTGGATTGATGCCGAAGCTGATATACAAAAAAATGTTACTGAAAGATGGAAAGTAGACATGGCCAGTGATTCTTGGTTAAGCAAGAATGTTAGACCTTTAGTACTTATATTTCTAGTTGTATCTACAGTTCTAATGGTATTTATAGATGCAGGAGTTATTGCATTTGAAGTAAAAGCAAACTGGATTGATTTATTACAGTTAGTTCTAATTACTGTTATTGGTGCTTATTTTGGAGGAAGAAGTGTAGAAAAGTTTAAGAAATAATCTTCTCATAAACATCTTTTGCGAAGCAAAACATAAAAATAAGTATGCTGTTTATTTAAGAACATACTTATCCTGTATACATAAAAAAACTTATTAATTAATATATATATAGAAGTAAATTGCTTCTACTCCATTGCATTCTAATTCTACTTGTTTATTAAAAAAGAAATATAATATTTCAATTAAGTGGGGAAAGTTACAGTTTTTTTTTGATAAAGTCAAGTTTATAAAATAAATAATTATTTTTGTATTTATATATATTATTATTATATTGCAGTAAGTTACTATAAATAATGAATATAGATAATTGTGAAGGTTTAACGTATTTGACTTGGGATATGTTTGATAGTCCTGACCTTCCTAACTCTGGTTATAAGTTCATGGAAAGAGAACCAGTTATGATATTAGACAATATAGTAAAGAAATATAGAATAAGCTTAAACATAATATTAGCTTATACAAGTAAACCTTATGCAGATAAACTTAAATTAATCAGAAGTAATTCACATAGAGTGGGTAAAGCTGTTAAGATTAGATGTGTAGGTGCCAAGAAAAGATTAACTCTTGTTAGAGGATTAGTTCAACAAGGGGTTCATAGAATAGGAGTCAGTGATGATTATGTTTATTTTGATACTGATGACCTTAAAGAAAGAGCATTTTATATCTGGTAAAGATATAACTGTTTGTTTTTGTTTAGTATTGTTGTGTGTTGATTGGGGTAGCTTCGGCTACCCTTTTCTGTTAAAGCTATGTTAAAACTCTTTAGCATTAAATTATCTCATTATATATTTGTGTAAAATTAAAAACAATGGAAGAATTATTAAGATTTAAAGATTGCAGAATAGAAGCTCTAGTAAATGAGCTAAACAAAAGCAATCAAAGAATATCAGAGTTAGAAACTTTTATATTCGAGCTATGTGATAAGGATTGTCCTGAAGCATATAAACAAGTAGTAAAAACTGAATTATATGAAAACAGATATAGTAGTTGATAAGCCAACAGAATTAGAGATTAATTATTATGACCAGTTTGTCTTGTTGTCAGAAACTATTCTTAAACTTAGACAAGGTAGAATAAGTGAAAGACATATAGATACTATTATAAGTCAGTTAAACGAATTAGCTTTTTATGTAAATGAATTACAATTAAAAGTTATGTATAAATCCTCAGAATTAAATTATTATAAACACGCAGTAGATGACCTTACAACTGAGGTTATATCCAAAAGATTTGTAGATATAAAATAAAGTTGTATATTGCATTAAAACAAACAAGTATGTCAAAAACATTAAATTTTGAACAAAAGGTAATTGCAATTCAAACAGAATTAAAAGCACCTAAAAACCAATACAATAGTTTTGGTAAGTACAGATACAGAAGTCAAGAGGATATCTTGGAATCTGTTAAGCCATTGTTGAAGAAGTATGAGTTATCTATAACTCTAACTGACACAATCAATGAAACACCATCAGGTATTTGTTATGTAGAAGCTAGAGCTATACTACATGGTACAGATGGTAAAATTGAATCAGTAGCTCAAGCTGGTATTGATGTTAACAAAAAAGGTATGGATATATCTCAGTCATTTGGTAGTTCTAGTTCTTATGCTAGAAAGTATGCTTTAAATGGCCTTATTGTTAATTGATGATACAAAGGATGCTGATACAACAAATACTCACGCAACTTCAAGTCTTAAATGGCTTAATGAAGGTACTCCTGAATTTAATAAAGCAATAGCTCATATTAAAAAAGGTGGAAACATTACAGATATTAAAAAGAAATTTAATATATCTAAAACTGTAGAATCTAAATTAACTAATATTAAATCTTAAATTATGGCAGGACTAATTTCAATGTCTTTAGATGTAAGTAAATTACCTAAAGAAAAATTCATTAAAGGTAAGAAAGGGAGTTTACTATAACTTCACAGTAGCTATTAATGATGACACAAAATATGGAAACAATGTTTCTATGTTTGATGCACAAACTGAAGAGGAAAGAAAGGCTGGAAAGCCTAAGCAGTATCTAGGAAACGGAAAAGTATTCTGGAACAATGGCTCGATAGTAAATGCAGAAAGAGAGGCTCAACCTACTGAAGTATCAGCAGAAGGAGACTTATTTTAATTTATAGGGGGATTAATTTCCCCCTTTTATTTTCACACACACAATGACAATAAAAGATTATACAAATGAAGAACAACAGTATATGCAATATATCGAGGATAAAGCATATATTGACCCTAATAAAGAAGTTAAATATCCTCCAATAGCTATAAGCATGGGAAATTTTAGAGCAGGAAGTGAAGTTTATCCAATACCAATAGGTACTTATGGTAACTTCTCTTTTATTGCAGCTCCTCCTAAATCTAAGAAAACATTCTTTGTTAGTTTACTGTCAGCAGTATATCTTAAAGGTAAACTAGATAGTCATGCAAAAGGAATGGTTGGCCACAGAAACGATAGATGCTTAGTGCACTTTGATACTGAACAGGGTAGATTTCATGCTCAGAAAGTATTTAGAAGAGTATTAGATATGACAGGATTAAGTGATGAATGTTATCATACTTTTGGTTTAAGAACATTAAACAATAAAGATAGATTAAAGTTTATAGAATACTTTTTATATCATAAAGTACAAGATGCAGGATTAGTTGTTATAGATGGTATAGCTGATTTAGTTTCTGATGTAAACAACTTAGATGAATCTAGTATGGTTATACAAAAGCTAATGAAGTGGACTGAAGAATTAAATTGTCATATAGTTACAGTAATACATAGTAACTATGGTTCTGAAAAACCTACAGGACATTTAGGTTCTTACTTAGAAAAGAAAGCAGAAACACAAATTCAATTAGAATTAAACACAGTAAATGATGAAATGGTTACAGTTAAATGTAGAAGAAGTAGAGGTTTTCCATTTGATAAATTTAGCTTTAAAATAAATAAACAAAGGTCATCCTGAAATAGGTTGATGACTTATATGATATTATAGAAGACAATAACATAAATGCAACTAAAACTTACGTTTAATATAAAGCCTGTTCCACACCAATCAGTCAGAATTGGCAGGAATAATATTGCCTTATAAACCTAAGAAAATAATTAATTATCAAGTTGCAATAAGAGCTTTAGCAATAGCTCAATTACCTAAAGGATTTGAAATGATTCCAGCAGGTACAGAAATAACAATACAGAGATTAACCTATCAGTTTGAATATCTCAAATCAACACCAAAGAAAAAGAAGAACAGGTAAAGTTCCTAAAACCACAAAACCAGACTTACACGACAATTTAAACAAAGCATTTATGGATGCCTTAGAGGGCATTGTATTTGAACAAGACCAAAATATCGTTAAGATAAAGAATCTTGAAAAGTACTATGACAAGGAAGATTTAATAACTTTAATACTTAAATATTAGTATGTTAGAATTGTTGGCTAAGAATCATCTGTTATGGGTAAAGATGGTTTCTAATATGGGATGCCCTAGACATCTTTGTGAGGATATTGTACAGGAAATGTATTTAAAAATAAATAGATTAGTTACTGACAAAAGAAAGATAATGTATGGAGATGATGATGTCAATAGATTTTATATCTATGTTACATTAAGAAACTTATATAGTGATTATAAGAAAGCTAAAAACAAATATACTTTTTTTCAGTTATCTTGAAACAGATGATGCTGATACAATACATACAGCAGAATATTTATATTCAGATACTGAAACAGAGAAAGAAGAAGCTTTCTATAAGATAACAATGAAGTTAGCTAGAGAGATTAATTCTTGGCATAGTTATGATGCTAAGTTATGTAATACATATTACTTAGGAGATATGTCTCTAAGGCAAATATCCAAAGGAACTAACATTAGTTTGACTAGCATATTTAATTCTATTAAGAATTATAAAGCAATACTAAAAAGCAAATTTATAGAAGATATAGAGGATTACTTAAACGGAGATTATCACTTACTTTAAATAAATAAATCATGAAAGAACCAAAAGACAAAAGAACCAAAGCATACAAAGAATGGAAGAAAAACTTTGATGCAGAACAAGAAAACAAATCAAAAGGATTAGGAGATGATATTGAAAAGATTACAGAAGCTACAGGAATTAAAAAACTTGTAAAGTTTATAGCTGGAGAAGATTGTGGATGTGATGAAAGAAAGAATAAACTCAATAAGATATTTAGACATAATAAACTAGAATGTTTAACAGAAGATGAATACAATTATTTAACAGCATTCTTTGCTAAGAATAAGAATGTCTTAAACAATGAAGATATTAAAAAGCTTTATGAAATAAGTAATAGAATATTTAATAAAAAGAATAAACCTTCATCTTGTTCATCTTGTGTTAGAACAACAGTATTAAGATTAAAGAAGATAGTAGATGCCTACTAATAAATCATTAATAAGGAACTCAAAGCAAGTAAAGCAAGTTATAGATTTTACTGGCATACAAAATGGAAAGATACATCCTTCCGATATTGATGCTGTACTTGAATTTAATAACGATGCTTTAATATTGATTGAAGTAAAAAGAAAAGGAAATAGGATTCCTACTGGCCAAAGATTATTATTAGAAAGGATAAACGACTCTTGGCATAATCAAGAGAAAGCTATTGTGCTAAAGGTCGTTCATTCTTTTAAAGATGATACAAGAGACATTCCTTTAAACGAATGTACTGTTGAAGTATGTTACTATAAAAGCAAATGGTCAGAAAGAACTGGTCCTTTACTTGAAGTATTAAATAAATTAGGAGAAACATGGGAAATAAAGAAACTATCTTTTTAGATTGGACTATTACTTGTTCTTATAATGTTAATGTAAAATATATATATAATGACAGAGAGAAAGAAAATACCTGTTTACTCAGGAGTACTGAACTACTTTCCTGATGCAATAAGAGAAGTCGCTAAATGTAGTTATGCAGGAAACTATCAGCATAATCCAGATAAGCCTTTACATTGGGATAGAAGTAAATCTGGCGATGAATTAGATGCACTTGCTAGACACTTACTTGAAGCTGGAACAGTAGACTCAGATGGTATAAGACATTCAGCTAAGGTTGCTTGGAGAGCATTAGCTAACTTACAAAAGGAGATTGAAAAGGAACATAAAGTTTAACAGACTTTTAACAACATTTAATTAACAAAAGTGTATATTAGCTTAAAATTAAAATTATGAAAGAAGACTTAAAAGAAATTTACCTTAAAGCATCTACTGCTAAAGAAAGCCTATTGGATGGTTATGAAGAAACTACATTAGACTTATTGGAACAGATTAAAGAAGAGATATTAGAATTAAACTCACACATAACAGAACTATGATAAAAACATTTGACAATAAAGAGTGGAAGTATTTAGACCTTATAGAAAGAATGTATGATGATGAGTTTTACTATGGTTATCTTGGTTCTAACGCACTTTCTTCATCTTCAGCTAAGAAACTACTACAAAGCCCTAAAGCATATCTTAAATCGCTTAATGTGAATCAGGATGCTCAACCATTAAGAGATGGTAGGCTTGTACATTTATCTGTGCTTGAACCTCAAAAGGTAAAAGACTTAACAATAATTGATGGTTCTAAAGCTACTAAAGCATTTAAACAAGCTGTATTAGATTTGGGTTCTGCTAATGTATATACTAGAAGTGAATTTAATAATGCTAATAGAATAGCTGATGCAGTTCTTAAATGTAAAGAGGTAACAAATTTATTACAAGGAGCTGAGTTTGAAGTACCTCAAGCTTCTATGATAGATGGCTTACCTTTCAGAGGTAAAGCAGATGTGTTAAATGGTAATGTTATCATAGACCTAAAAACAACAGGAGACATAAGTAAATTTAGATGGAGTGCTAAACATTTTTCTTATGATTTACAAGCTGCCTTATATACAAAGATGTTTGATGCAGATGCTTTTATATTTGTTGTTGTAGATAAAGACACTAAAGATATAATGATATGTGATTGTTCAGATGAATTTATGAGAACTGGATTGCAGAAATTAGATAGAGCAATAGAACAGTACAAGTATTTCTTTCAAGATGAGATACCTAATCTGGATAATTATGTAACACATGAAACACTATAAGGGCAAGGATATTAAAGATGAATACTTTAATCTAGCAATGTATGATTTGGAAGAGGGTATGTCTATAACTGACTTAAGAAAATTACTAGAAGAATATTCTGCTCAAGAATTATACTGGGAATGTGCAGGAATACAAAAAGCAATAGACCATATGAGTTTTATGCTTTTAACATTAATGAGTGACAAATTAAATAAACAAGAAATAAATTTAAATTATGCCAATACCAAAGAAGAGACCACAAGAGAATGAAGATGCTTTTGTAAGCAGATGTATGACAGATGCAACAATGAAGCAAGAGTACCCACTAAGAGAACAGCGATTAGCTGTATGTATTAATCAATTAAGAAAAGGATAATGGATTTAAATAGTACACTACAAACTAAACAGATTAGGAATTATATGGAAACCTGTTTAGGAATAGACCTAAGTTTTAGAACTAGAAAAAGAAGTAATGTATATGCAAGAGCAGTATACTTTAAATTATGTAAAGAATATACTAGACTTAGTTTAACTGATATAGGAGCTAGTGTTAATGTTGACCATGCTACAGTGATTCATGGGATTAATAATGTATTTCCTATAGTTATGCAATACGATGGTCACTTACAAGACCTTTATGAAGATTATAAATATTCTAACAATCATGATGCTGAAAGTATATTTGAGAACTATTCAAGATTGCTAAAAGAAAATATAAGTTTAAGAAGTCAGGTTGATGAGATGAATAATGATGGCTTATTAAATAGCCCTTCTTTTAAAAGGCTTATTAATTTGTATAATGATATACCTAAAGAAAAGAAACATGATGTTTGTGATAAACTAGAAACTATAGTTAAGGTTACTAAGGCATTTCATGAGAAAGATACTGTACAATCTTAAGGCTCAAAGCTGGTGTATAGAAAGAGGATACAGGATATATATTATACCCTTAAACAATAAGGGAACTAAATGTAAAATTGGAATAGAACTTGGAGAGAAGAAAGCAATAACAAAAGAAGTTTATTCTAATAAAGAAGTTAGTGTAGAAATATGGAAACTATTTACAAAATTATATAACAGATGGCACGAGCAAAACAAAACTCAGCATACATAAAACCTAATGATGGCAGAAAGAATAATGGAAGAAAGAAAGGGGATAAGTATGGACCAAAGAAACAACTGATTAAATCCTCTTCACAATTAACACCAGCAAAGAAAGAAAGAATATCTATTTATGCGTTGAACGCAATGAAAGATGTTTTTGGTAGTGAAGAGGAAGCTTGGAAAGCATTAGCAGAACAAGCTAAAGATTCCTTTGCACATATGAATTTACTATGGCAATATAGATATGGTAAACCTCAAGATGGCAATGAAGACAATTCTAAGAAGAAGTTAGATGTACCTGTAATTAATTTCTATGCTTCAGCAAATCAAGTAGAGAAGTTAGAAGATACAATAGATATAGAATCAGAAGAAGTAGATATGGATGAATTAAATAATGAATAACTTAAAGTTAAACGAAAAATACAGTCCTTTATTTACAGAGAAGAGTAGATACTTTGTGTGTACTGGAGGTAGAGGTTCTGGTAAATCATTTGGTGTAGCTGTATTCTTATTGTCATTAACCTATGAACAAGGCCATAAAGTTTTGTTTACTAGGTATACAATGATATCAGCACAGACCTCTATTATTCCAGAGTTTATTGAGAAGATAGACTTAATGGGAGTAAATGACCACTTTAGAATTACTAAAGATGAAATCATAAATATGACCACAGGAAGCTCAATAATCTTCAAAGGTATCAGAACATCAAGTGGTAATCAAACCGCTGCCCTGAAGTCTCTAAATGGTGTTACAACCTTTGTTATTGATGAAGCTGAGGAGTTAACAGATGAATCTACATTTGATAAGATTGATTTCTCTGTAAGGTCACAAACTAAACAGAATAGATGTATACTTATATTAAATCCTACAACTAAAGAACATTGGATATATCAAAGATTCTTTCAGAGTTCAGCATGTTAAGCTCAGGTTGGAATGGTTCAACAAATAAAGTTACTTATATACATACAAGTTATAAAGATAATAAAGAGAACTTATCTGATTCATTCTTAGAACAGATATTTGAAATGAAACTAAAGAGGCCAGACAAGTATGAACATCAGATACTCGGTGGTTGGCTTTCAGCAGCAGAAGGAGCTATCTTTAAGAACTGGAGGGTAGGAGATTATATACAAACAGAAGCCACCTGCTATTGTCAAGACTTTGGATTCTCAGTGGATTTAACAACGCTTTGTAAAATATCAGTAGATAAGGCTTTAGGTAAATTATATGTAAAAGAAATCTATGGTAAAGCTGGATTGTCTACAACAGATATAGCAATGAAGAATAAAATGGAATGTGGAGCTGATTTAATTATATGTGATTCTTCCGAACCTAGACTTATCAAAGAGATAAAACAGAAGGGAGATTTAAACATAAGACCTACAATAAAAAAGAAAGGAAGCATATTGTCAGGAATCGCATTGATGCAAGACTATGAGATTGTAGTAGATAGAAACTCTCATGGTATTGTAAGAGAACTAAACAATTATGTTTGGCAAGAAAAGAATACTAAACCTAACATTGGTTATGAACATTACATTGATGCCATTAGGTATGGGCTTACATTCTTGATACAAGGTCAGAACTCTGGCAAGTATGTCATTAGGTAATCGTTAAACATAGTAGGTGTTTCCTTCCCCTTAAACATAGTAGGTATTTTTCTATCCTCTTAAACATAGTAGGTATTTTGTAGCTCTTAAACATAGTGGGTATTTTCATCGAGCCATCTTATTTAGAATAATTACAAATAGATATAACTTTTCTTTAGTCAAATATCTTTTGTAAATAATCCATTAGCCAAACCAAAAATATTTTGCTAGTCTCAATTATTTTTTGTATACACGCACACGCAATAATAAGGACAGATTAATTTGTTAAAGTTTTGTTAATACTTTTGAATTGTTAATTAAATGTTTATATATTTGGGTAAACATTAAAACAAACATTATGACTGAAACATTAAACAAAACAAGATTTTTAATAGACTTTGGAGGATTTTATTACTCTATTCACTCTGATATTTTAGATATTCAAATTGATTATTTTGAAATAGATGAAGATAATGTAAACTATAAAGAGACTTGCAATAGTTATTGTAATGAGTTTATTAATTCATTAAATGATATGTTAGAATTGAATTTAAAGTTTATTCAAATTGATTCACCTAAATTCTACAATTTTAGGACTGATAAAATAGAAGCTGAAATTAACGAAAATGACTTTAATAAATTAAAAGATACTTATTTAAATAGTAATGAATTTATAGATTATGTAAATGAAAATAGTAAATCTTATGATGGCTTTATAAGTTTTTATAATGGATTCAATGAAGTTATAAAAGAAGATGAAATACTATTGCAATATATGTTTAATTACATATTAAAAGAATATGCTGATGAAATTCACAATTATATATCCGAAATGGATTTTGAAATAATAGAAAATAATTAATAACTAAATAAAACAATATGAAAAAAACACAATTTAAACACAATTTAAGCAAAGCCAAAAGGCTAAAAGAAAACGAAAGGAATGTATTAAATAACCTTTTTAAAGATTACTCGCAAACATTAATTAATATAACAAATCAAAACAAATAATTATGAATTACATTGAAAACGAAACATTCGCACATTTTAGAATGCAAGAAAAAGTTAAGGAAATTAGAAAAAGTATTAATGTCTTAAAATCTTATGGCTACACTGTTGTAGATTTAGAGGGTAAGATAATTGATGAAAAAATTAAAATTGAAGATATAAAACTATGAAAACACAATATAAAGAAGTTATTGATTTTTACAATAATTCAACACCAAAACAACATCAATATTTTTTACAATTAATATCTGATAACATAACATTGTTTAATGCTGAAACAGGAACCTGTTATGAATTTGATGAAGAGTATATAATAAGTTTTAATGGCACACAACATCAAATAAATATAAAATGAAAACAATAATAAAGAAAATCAAAGAATATAATCGGAAAATGATGGGTCAAGTTAAAAAGACAAGAGAAGAGCTACAAGACGATGTTAAAATTGAAATCAGTTCTAATTACAGGATAGAAGGCGACAAGGAAGAAAAGAAAGATATGTTAGCGAGTTTAGAAATATATTCCTATACCATCACACCAGAAGAATTAGAAGTTCTCTTAGAAGCTCTTAAATGCGTTTATTCAAATCATCCTGATGGAGAGATTAAAATGTATGTTACGCATAATCACGAATACTTAAATTGTTAATCATGAGAAAATGCAAAAAGTGTTCAAACTTAATTGAACAAAAAGCGAAGCAGTTATTTTGTTATTACTGCAAAGGATATAAAATGCCTTATGAAACTTATAAGTTTAATTCACTAATAAACCAAATAAACAAATAATTATGAAAGTAAACAGAGTATATAAAGCAGTGAGACCAATGCGAAAGTTTGGAAGACTATTAAAAGATTTATTATTTCCTGATAAGTCAACACATTTTTGGATAAGAGTTCCTGAAATTGCTGAAAGCAAAGAAGACAAAGAAGAACAGATATTTAGAATAATAGAATTATTAAATAATAGAATAGATATAAAAATATAAATTATGACACACACAGAAGATATTGAAAGATTAAGAAAAATTAATGTTCAGAATAACAGAATTATTGATTTAAAAGATAAGCAACATTTTAAATTATGGTGTGAATTTGATGACTTAGTGAAAGAGTTTAAATTATTATGTAACGATGTATTGAATGATGAAATTCCTAGAGATTTATGAAATGCTTTTTCAAGTAGCTATTGGAGACATCTTACGCAAAATAAATTATAATTATGAGACAGATAACAAAACAAGCAGTAAACAAATTTAATAATAACGAAAACTTTACTTAAGAGAA